GGATCTTCTGGATTTTGAGTTGAGTATTCATTCAACCATTTACCCAACTCTACACCACCTCTGGGAATCCCTATCGCTGCTTGAAATGGTCTTTTCTCATATTCCATAATCATCTTGGCAATACATTTCCATTCAGTAGGAAATAGAGCATCACACTCAATCTTCCAAGTCAAAGGGTCACCAGAATGTCCTATGAAATCTTGTTCTTGAAATAGTAATTCTTTTTTTACATTAAAGTCGTTCATATACTTCCTTTAATTCGCGAGAGAACATCATGTGGATTTTCAGCCTCGGTTACTGTTCTACCTAACACAATATAGTCTGCCCCATTTTCTTTAGCCTCTTTGGGTGTTCCTGTTCTTGTCTGACCTACAGTTTCTTTCTCAAACACTATGCCAGGACAGATGTATCGAAATGACATTGGCCCAGATAAATCAAGTGATTTAATCGTTCTTAATTCTGTTACTGGACATACAAGATCTTGAAAATTATATCTTCTAAGTTTGTTCATTGATTGTTGCCAAACATTATATGATACATCTCTCAAAACTGCACGTTCTGTTTCATAGTCCCATGATGTAAGAGATACCACACCAACTAATTTTATCTGATCTGAAAGCATCTTGAGTCGTTGAAATGTTTCTTGACAATTGTGTGCACAAATGGAAACCATAGTACCACCAAGGTCAATAACTTTTTTGACTACTGTTTCAACTGTATTGGGTGTATCCCAAAGTTTCAAATCAACAAACAGTTCTTTATCACCAGCATCAAAATTAACTTCATTCCATAACAAATGATTTATTTTTATACCATCAACATATTTTGCAAGATATGGAAATACCTCTACAGATTCTTCTGTTTCTAGTGATAATATTATTTTCATCAGAAAAGTACTGAGATTGATTCGTCATGATGTACTCTACGAATTGCCTCAGCAAATAGATTGGCAACTGAAATTATCTTGACTTTACCATTAACATCAATCGGGATGCTGTCCGTTATCACCAGAGAACCAATGACTGACGAACTGATTCTCTCTGCCCCTCCTTTGCTTAAGACACCGTGCGTGATATATGCTTGCACATCTTCGGCTCCATTTGAAAGTAATGCCTGTGCGGCTTTTATAAGTGTTCCCCCTGTGTCCACAATATCGTCTACGATTATACATTGTTTCCCTTTCACATTACCAATCACATTCATAGCTTCAGATTCGTTCGCTCTGTCTCTACGTTTGTCGATTATAGCAATGTCTAAGTTGAGTACTTTAGCGGTTTGTCTCGCTCTTGGTACTCCACCAGCGTCAGGGGATACTATAAGTGCATTACCAGTTTTTACCATTGGTTTGTCGAGAAGGTCTTTCGTGAATAAAGGTCTGGATCTCAAGTCATCAACAGGAATATCAAAGAATCCTTGTATTTGACCTGCATGTAAATCCATCGTCAAGACCCTATCTGCACCTGCAGTTTGAATCATATTTGCGACTAATTTGGCTGTAATGGGAGTACGAGAGGAAGGTTTTCTGTCTTGTCTAGCATAACCAAAATATGGTATAACGGCAGTGATTCTACCCGCACTGGCACGTTTACATGCATCAATCAGTATCAACAACTCCATGAGATTGTCATTGGCTGGATTGCATGTACTTTGAACTATAAAAACATCTTCGCCTCTAATATTTTCATAAATCTCACATGACACCTCATTATCTGCAAATCTCTTCATTTCTAGTTTACATAATGACATACCTGCGTAATTCGCTATACTCTCTGCAAGTTTAACATTTGAGTTACCAGTAAGAAGTTTCATTCAGTCACCTTATGTTTCTTTAGAGTTTTAATGTATTCACTGATAGAGTGATCTCTACCATCTATTTTTGTGAAGTCTCCGATTTCATGGTTTTCACTCCATGAGAGTGTTTCGGCCTGTATCCATATCCCCCAGTGCCGATATGGGAGCGGGGGAAGAAATGGCACTGGGTCATCTCTAATTGCCACTCTGAAGTGTAGGGCACTTCCTCCAACAGATGCTGTGGTAATTGAGGGCGAACCAAAAGTGTAGATCTGAACATCGTATGCGTCATCCTCTAACCACAATCCTATGATTTGGGCTATTGCACCACCAAGAGAATGTCCAGTAAGAATTACGGATTCCTCTATGGCATGGTTTTCTATTAATTCATCCCTTATTTTTTCAGCAGCATCCCTAAACCCTCTATGGATGTTTGCAGAGAGTTTTCTATCTTTGAATGGTCTTGCGTCCAAATCGGTGAGCACATTTCTACCATTGTTAGTACCACGAATGCTAATAATAGTGACACCACGATCTTGAACCACATGATATGCAAACTCATTGTCTCTTAATTCCTCTCCCTTTTCATAGATTCTCTCACAATACTCAGCCATCTCTATGAGAACTTCCACATCAACAGGAAGTGTAGTCTTATCTCCCGATTCACCATCCATACTTATAAACTTATTACTAAATGTACAACTATTGAGTAGGAGTGTCAGTCCTACTATTATGAATTTCCACCTCATCCTTTTTTCTCCACGCCGTAGCACCAAGTATTGCACCAAATGATAGGTGTAACATGGCACCTGCTTGTAATGTTAATGGTTCCCATCTGGTAGTCTTACAATCTTGACCAGATGCCAAAACTTCGGCACATGCGTCAAACATTAACAAATTCCACCAAAGCGGACCGACAAAGAAATCGCATAAACAGATAAACAGATAGACTAGTGCTGCCCAGTCTCTCCAATGTCTGTTTATTGTTTTATTTAAGTTCATCAGTTAAATTTCAACCTTCTGTCAACGTGTCTAATTTTCTCTTCATCATGGTCATGTATGTAAACTTCTTTTATCGGACCATCTATATTTTTATCCCAATAGTTTAAGAACCTCTCTATCCTTGGATAGTCTGGTAACTGATCTCTGGTCTGCCAAATGAACTCATTCACCAAACTCAAATAGTCTGGGATATAGTAAACTACTTGTACTGATGCTGTTGTCCATTTCTTAATTATGATCTCTGCCATTTACCTAATCTACCACCAGAGATATTGACATCCTTGCCTTCTCTACACAATTTAGAAACGTGTTTGAGTACTGACTTCATATCTTTACCCCTTCCTACTACCTCTCCGTTTACCTTAACATATATCTTCATCACCACCCTAATGCTTTGTTTGAACCTAATGGAGTGAATGATTCTCCACACCCACACAACTGCCCAGACCCCAATCTCTTGAACATGAATCCCTGTTCTACAAGGTTATTATCGTTATAGTCTACTTCCAATGAACCAATGACTGTATGTAACTGTACATTATCAATTATAAAAGTTATGTTACCAAAACAATACATGACATCTTTTGATTCTTTTTTGTCTGTAGTTTCTATAAGAAATGTCCATCCAGAACAACCCCCTGGCTTTGCTCCAACTCTCACATAAGTAGTTGATGGATCTAACCCCTCAGCCTCAAAAGAATCTTCCAAGACCGATACTGCTTTCTCCGTTGCTGTTATGTGATGTTGGTACACTTTTTCTTCAGTCTCTTTCATCCCCAATTGTATCTACTCCGTGATCTACAGCGTAACCTGCAAGTTGTTCTCTTTGTTTTATAGATTTCCCCCTATCAACTATATTGTATGGTTCTCTGAACAAAGCATCCAATACATCCTGAATCAATGGTTCTCTACGTTCCCAAGGTTCCCCATAATGTTCTAAATGAGGTCTTATAGCCTTTTCTATTTTGTCATAATATATGTGATTGTGTTTCATGCTACCTTTTTTCGTTTCTTAATTTAATTTTGGTAACCAATTCATCAGTCAGTCTCATCTGTTCTAGTTTTCTTGCAATTCTTGCAGACTTTGAGTTTTCTTCCCTACGCCTCTCACTTGCAGCAGTCTCTTCATATTCAGTATATAATCTATCACAATGGTTCTTGAACCTTTCGTCTTCTTCTTTCCATTCTTTTTCTAGTATATTTCGTAAATCACTATATGCATAATACTCTATCAAGATTTCATGTGCTGGTTTCTTTCTCTCATATATAGTTTCCATGTTACCTCTTCAATATCACTTCTAATGATTGTGAAGAAGCACCACAAGTTACTCCCACTCCACCCCAATTCCTATTTGTGATTCCAGGCCGAATTGTAGTAGTATTGTCATTGGTACGATTACATGCACAATCTCCTGTTCCTGACTGTTTCACACTCAACTCTATACTGAGTCCAGCACCACAACCACCAGTGATCCAATTCTGTTCATTACAGCTGGTATTCCAGTTTGTTATATTGTCAGTTTGTATTTGTGTAATTATTCGTGATACTACTGAACTATTGTCACAAAAATGAGTCACATTATCAATATGACCTACTGAAATGTAAGACCAATTATCACTTACTGAGAGATTATCCCAGAAGTCTCTCCAATTTGCTTTCTGTGTCTGAGTTGTCGCGACTCCTCGCGTAAAGTTATCACTCCATGTAACATTGTCAGTATATGTAATTGTCTCATTGTCTACTGTACAGTTTTCCGTACATTCAGTTGTTTCATTATCAATCGTTTCAGTCTCTTCGATAGGATAATTAACATTGACAGCAGTAGAAATAGAAATAGTGACGGAACTTGGGCTATGAGTTGTGATTGTAAAAGGGTCAGAAGATCCATATTCATAGTATATGTCTGGGTAAGTTGTGGTATAGTTTTTGTAGTCTACTGTCATCTGTACATCAAGCGGTACAGTGATCCGAGCTGTCATGTTGGAATCTAAGTCTGTCTCTGCAATATTAGGTTCGACTTTGATATTATGCCTGACTGCCACCTCTCTACTACTAGACCTTGTAGGATGAGAATAGTCAAGACTTATAGATTGTTGTTTTTCGTTTGTGTCACAACCAAATAATAAAACGAGTAATAATACCCATCTCATTAATCCTTTTCTGGTATCTCTATATCGTAGAGTAGGCCATTCTTTTGTAATTGTTTGACTTTCATGTGTAAGTAGTCAAATACAATCATTTGTTTGTTATTCTCTTGATTACGTTGCATTCTATACAAATCTTTGACAATTCGTTTCAGTTCACGTTCTCTTTTTTCTCTGATACTCTTCATATTCCATCAGTTCTGATTCTTGTATGATGACCATCTTCAAACATCTTTTTTGCAAATTTGGATGCTGATTCCCTATCTTCAAAAAATCTTTTCCTTATATCTTCTGGATTAGGTTCTACCCAATGGGCCTGTTCTTTCATTTGAGCATGAGTATTGTTTCTATTGTCTTCATATTTCCAATATTCTACCCATATATTCATAAATTTCTTTTTTCTTCTGCAAGGTCTGTAAGTCCATAGAGAATACCTATTACAAGAGCAGAGGCTAAAGGATTAATACCCCAACCATACCCAGCGCCAATAATGAAACACCCCCAAAATATTCTACTCAATGAATAATTCATGACATACGAGATTTTACAAATGCCAAATCTGATTTGGCCTCTTCAAGTTGTTCATGTACTCCCTTGAGTGACTTTTCCAATGCTTCGGTCTGAGTAATGATTACATTTTCTAATGCAGTAATTCGTTCTTCTACTTGACCCTTAACTTGAGGTAATAATTGTTTTGGTAACTTCTCATATTTATTTTCTTCACTCATTTTCTTTCTTTCTCTTTAATTCATCTCTCCTTTTGGAGATATTATATAACTGGGCTGCAATCTCTTGCATATCCTTATCATCCATATAGTCCAGATAATTTATTATCCGTTCTTTCATTTGCGGTTTGTCGATGTCCATTGGCATTCTTGACCTTTCTGTTTGTATCTTTCAGTTATTAATTTTCTAGCACCCTTGTTTTCCTTATTCCACTTCTTTGCCTTGTCTATCTGTTGTACTCTATTATTTGCATACCACTCTTTTTGTTGTTTTTTCTTCTTGAAATTCTTTTGTTGTTCCAGAACTTTCTCTTTGTTTTCATGATACCAATCTCTCTTCTGTTTCTTCCTTTTCTCATCCTCTGTCATCCTCAATTCTGTCATAGTAGGCAGTGAGGTTATTCTTTGTGATTGATCTCCAAAAATTTCTTCGTGTTTGGCTATTAGTTCTGAAAGATTCTTCATACACTCTCCTATGAGACAAAGCCCTCCCATCCCCATTTTGCGATAAAGTAGGCATCCACTATATCGGTCACTGGACTTGTTAGTTTAGTTGATTTGGGTTTTAGTGTAGTTTTTAAGTCTGGTGGAGTGAGTAATTCTGCAGTGAAGGCGTCATACATTGCTTCTTTGTTAGAATTACCCTTACCAGTTGCGTATTTTTTGATTACTGTAGGTGGTACAGAGGTAAATTTTTGGTTTGCCTTATACATCTTGTGTTTAAGTAAACCTGAGTTTTCCGCGACAGATCGTACATGAGATTTACCAGAGGTTGCAAATGCATATCCCTCAATAAAGACCTCACATCCTTGAATACAACTCATTGCCCAGTCCGAAAGTAGGTCATGTCGCTGTTCTTCTGTCTCCCAATCTGGATATGGTTCTGGATGTAGATT